CCGCAGAACATGCCGTGGCTGCGCATCATCGCGGTCAGCCACAACATCGATCTCGCCGAGCGCGACAACATCCGCATGCGGCGCCTGATCACCAGCGACTGGTACCGCGCCATGTGGGGCGATCGCGTCATCCTCACCAGCGACCAGAACCAGCGCAAGAAGTTCGAAAACACCGCCGGCGGCTGGCGGCAGGCCACGGCGGCCGGCTCGATCACCGGCACGCGCGGCGATCGCGTCATCATCGACGACCCGCACAGCGTGGACGGCGCCAACAGCGACGCCGAACGCACCAGCGTGGGCGTCTGGTTCCGCGAGGCGGTGCCGACGCGCCTGAACAACCCGCGCAGGAGCGCGATCGTCGTCATCATGCAGCGCCTGCACGAGGCCGATGTCAGCGGCATCATCCTCGACGGCGGCTTCGGCTACGACCACGTCATGCTGCCGATGCGCTTCGACCCCGACCGGGCGCACCCCACCAAACTCGGCCTGATGGACATCCGAACGGAGCGCGGGGAGCTGCTGTTCCCCGAACGCTTCCCCGAGCACGTCGTGGCGCGCGACGAGCGCATCCTCGGCCCGTATGCGGTCGCGGGCCAGTTCCAGCAGACGCCGACGCCCCGTGGCGGCGGCATCATCCAAGACGCGTGGTGGCAGCTGTGGACGCCCGACGCATACCCGCCCATGGACTTCATCGTGGCGTCGCTCGATTCGGCGTACACGGAGAAGCAGGAGAACGACCCCAGCGCGCTGACGATCTGGGGCGTCTGGAGCGGCGGCCTTGAGGGCGGGGCGACGCGCACGGTCGACCGCTACGGCCGCGTCAAGGACATGCCCGAATCGGCGCGCTCCGGCATGCTCGACGCCATCCCCAAGGTCATGCTGATGTGGGCGTGGGCGGATCGGCTGAACCTGCACGACCTCGTGAACCGGGTGGCCAAAGACTGCCGCGAGTTCAAGGTCGACCGGTTGCTCGTCGAAAACAAGGCCAGCGGGATCAGCGTGGGGCAGGAGGTACGCCGCCTCTACGGCCACGAAGACTGGGCAGTGCACCTGATCGACCCCAAGAGCCAAGACAAGATTGCGCGCCTCTACTCGGTGCAGCCGATCTTTGCCGAGGGGCAGGTGTGGGCGCCGGACAAGACGTGGTCCGAGGAAGTGATCCGCCAGTGCGCCAGCGTGCCCAAGTGCAAGCACGACGATCTGGCCGATACGGTGAGCCAAGCCCTGAAGCACCTGCGCGAGGTCGGCATGCTGACCCGGTCGGCCGAGCGTCTCGCCGAGATTGACAGGGACACCGCATACGCTAATGTGAGGCAGCAGAGGCCGCTGTATGCGGTCTAGGAGGGCGACATGGCGGACAAAAAATTACAGCCCCTGATCGACGCGTTTGTCGCGTACGTGAACGAGGCTCACCCCGGCGGCGAAGGCGTGAACGTCAGGCTGCCCGGCGTGTGCAACAATGCGGTCGAGTTCCACATGGAAAACTACGGCGGGTCGGAGTTCGACGCGCTGTGCAGGTTGTTCGCCAAAATATCGCACTACGCGGCGTACAGCGAGGGGGCGGCGTACTGGCGGATCAAGCCCGAAACCGATACGCACTCAAGCGGCATCGCGGGAGCCTACGCGCGGCTGCTTATCACCAAGGACGACGTCCTTGCGTACGAAATCACCGGGAGGACGACATGACGATTGCACAGACGACACTGGACTTGGTGCTCAATGAGGGCACGGACGCCCAGCGCAAGGAGGTGGCGGAGCTGATTTCCGCTGGCGTGGCGCGCGAGGAGGCGGTGCACCACGTCTTCCAGACCAGCTTGAGCAGCGACGGGTTCGCCGCGTGGTGCGAGGCGCAGCAGGCTGCCTACGATGCGGCGAAAGCTGCGAAACTGAAGGCGTGAAGGAGGACGACATGACGAAGAAATCGAAAAATGCAGCGACGTCTGCGGAGATGGGCGCCGTGCTTGCGCAGCAGGCAGCGCAGGCCAAGGAAATGCACTATCCCGGCCTCGACCAGCTGAAGGCGGCGGACGCGCTGCAGAACGCGCTGCAGGACGCCACGGCAGCCGGTATCGGCGTCACCAAGATCACCTTCTCCGATGAGGAGGGCCCCAAGGTAGAGCGTCTAAGCCACGCCGAGTTCTTGGCGGAGCCAGCGAGCCCGGCGTACACCCACGGCCTCACAGGCATGGGTTGCGGCGACCGCGTCATCATCGACGACCCGCACAGCGGGCCCTTGACGAGGGCTTCCCGCGCGGCTGCAGCGGCGCGAGTTAAGGAGATGCTGCACCCGGAAGATTCGTATGGCAGCGCAGCTGCAATGGCCCGGGATCTGGAGATGCTGAACATAAAATATGGCGCCCAAACCCCGGACTGGGCGGTCAACACGCCGGACCCCCACGCTCCGTGGCCAGATCCGAGGCCCACCGCCGACGCGCCAATTATCGTGACCTTCGACACGTCAACTGCCAACTATGCAGTAGATGCAGTGCGACCGGGGGAGACGCTGGAGCAGGCGCTACAGCGCGTCGGCGGGTGGCTGAAGCCGGAGCACATCACGCGCATCGAGCGCCCCGAGCCCGCCAGCGACGCTCATGGCATGGACTTCGGCGACGCCATCCGCTGCCTGAAGCGCGGCCAGCGCGTGCAGCGTGCCGGCTGGAACGGCAGGGGCATGTGGCTCGAGTACCTCGGCGTGGACGACTGGACGCTCAAATTCTCCAAACGGGTTGAACCCCTCATTTTGCTGAAGACAGCGCAAGACACTCGGGTTCCGTGGACGGCGAGCCAAGCCGACGTGCTCGCCGACGACTGGAGGGTGGCCGGATGAGCAATGCGCTCACGAAAGGCCGGGAGCTGATCGGCTGGACAACGGCTCGGCTGGCGGCGAACTGCGCCCTGAACACCGAAGACATAGAGCGGCTGGAGGCCAGCGAAGTAACGGTTTTCGCCAATTCTCTGGCAGTGCGCGTGCTGGAGCAGCGCGGCGTCCGGTTTGAAGTGGTGGCCGGGTGCATCACCGACGCCACCGGGCCGCTCGACACGTCGCGCCTGCAGGAGATCAGGATCAGCCCGGACGACAAGGACTGTATGAAGCTGCTTAGCCGGGGGCCTTTGACCCCCCGCTTTGTGGAATTTGGCGCCGGCAGCTGGCGCAATCTGCGCGCTAACGGGCTCGCCGAGATGGGCACGGTGCAGGAGGTCATCACTTTTGAGGGCGAGAAAGAGACGCGCAGCGCCGACTGCTGCGCCGTCCGCCTGTCGAAAAAAGGGTGGCACTACCTGAACATGCTTGAGGCTGAGGAAAAGCGGGCCCGGGAGGCAGAAGAGAAAGCGCGGGAGGCGTCGGGTGACCCAGCCTAAATTTTACACTGGGCCCCCCGTCCACTGCAGCGCGATCGCCGACTGGATTCCGTCGGTCGCGACGCTGAAGAAGGATGAGGCCCTCTACCGCGTGCGCGTCTGGGGCCTCGCCGGGGGCCCACATGACTTTACCCGGATTTATGATATTGTGGCCAAAACCGAGGGCCTCGCCGCGCAAGAGGGCCTGAGACGCTTTACCGCTGAAGCAGAAGGCCTGCACGATGTCGAACGCCCCTAGTCTGGACCCCGCAGCGGCGGAGGCAGTTAAGCACCTCCTCGGCGTCTGGTTTCAGTACGGCGGGGGCTCTTTCGACAAGAAGTTGAAGGCGTACCTTCTTCCCCACCAGTTCATGAGTCTAGGGGAAGATGCGGCGGCCTACCTCATTGGCTTGGGGCTGGGCGTCAACGCAGGCTGGTACGTGCAGCTGACGGAAGCAGGCGCGGCGATCCTAGACAAACACTTGGAGTCCTGAAGATGTCACTTGTCCCGGGGCTGCCGTTAAACCTGCGCCAGAGCGGCACTGAAGGTCCGGGGGCGGTGGCTCCCGGCATCACCATCCAGCACAACGACCACGACCCGGGCGACCAGCCGCAGTTTGATGACAGCGGAGCCATCCTGCGCATCGAGCACGGCGACGGCAGCGTCACGGTCAGCCTTGACGGTAAGCCCCTCGTGGACGCCGAAAGCAAAAAGCCCACTGGCTGGTTCTCCAATCTGGTCGACGACATCGACGAGATGGAGGTCAACCGCATCGCCGACGACATCATCCGTGGCGTCGCGGACGACCTGCAGTCGCGTAACGAGTGGATCGAGGAGCGCGCGCAGGGCATCAAGCTGCTGGGGCTCTCGATCGAGCTGCCCGGGTTGGATGGCTCAACCGATGGCGCGCCGATCGAGGGCATGAGCAAGGTCCGCCACCCGCTGCTGCAGGAGGCAGTCCTGCGCTTTCAGGCCAATGCGCGCAGCGAGTTCCTGCCGACCGACGGCCCGTGCAAGATCCGCGACGACAGCAACAATGGCGACTTGGCGCGTGACAAGCTGGCGAACGCGCTCGAAAAGGACATGAACCACTACCTCACGGCCGTGGCGACCGAGTACGTGCCCGACACCGACCGCATGCTGCTCATGCTGGGCTTCGGCGGCAGCACCTTCAAAAAGATTTACGACTGCCCCCTGCGCAACCGACCGGTCAGCGAGACGGTCGACGCCGACGACCTGATCGTCAACCAAGCCGCCACCGATCTGGCGAACGCCAAGCGCGTCACGCACCGCAGCAGGATGCGCGCCTCAACCGTGAAGCGCATGCAGCTCATCGGCGCATACCGGGACATCGACCTGCACACGCCGATGGAGGCCGACGCCGACGCGGTGAAGCAGGCCAAGGCGGCCCAGCAGGGCGTGGCCACGACCGCGTCGAACCCCGACGACCGCGACCGCGAGATCTACGAGTGCTACTGCGAGCTGGACATCAAGGGCTACGAGCACAAGTACAAGGGAAAAGTCAGTGGGCTGGAGATCCCGTACCGCGTCACTATCGACGTGTCTTCGAAAAAAGTGCTCTCGATTGTCCGCAACTACAACGAGGACACGAAAGAGCTGCCAGAGGCTCGCGTTACATTTGTCCACTATCTATTCGTTCCCGGCTTTGGCTTTTACGGCATTGGTCTTCTACACATTCTTGGCAATACTACCAATGCTATTACTGCTGCTTGGCGGCTCATGCTCGATGCTGGAATGTTTAACAACTTTCCGGGCTTCCTTATGTCGGATACTGGCGCGCGCCAGAACACGAACATCTTCCGCGTTCCGCCGGGCGGTGGCGCACTGGTCAAGACGGGCGGGATGCCGATAAAAGACGCCGTCATGCCCATG